CGCACGTCAGTTTTAAAAAACTCAAACTCGCTCCGTAGCTCCAACACTAAAACTACAAAAAGTGTCGAATTATAACTCGTATATACAAAAGTTTAAGAAGATGGATGGTATTTACATATATTGAGTGCCTGTCCACCCAATAGGCATCTCAAAATTTGGATCTAGATAAATTTCTTTAATATAGTCATAATCTAAAAATTCACACTCTACAGAAAAGTTCCCAATGCGTTTTTTAAAGTCCGCAAGGAGTTCCTCCCTATTAGGATGCAGATAAATCTCACGCTGAAAAGCATGCAACTTATCTCTCATAACTACTTCTACATCTTTATCATAATCCACATACGACAATCCAGAAAATAAAGTTCTCAAATCAAGAGGACACACCACTTGTAATAGCTTATCATGCCAAACAAAACCTCGTTTTAAAAACGAAATTTCGTCTATCTCCTGAAAAGGAACTGTTATTGGCCTTTTATTCGAATCCGTAAAATCCATGCCCAGAGATATAAAGAATTCCTTCATAGACAAAGCATTCAAAATATGAGAATTAACACGAATAACATTTAATTTATCGTCGCCATAAACAAAATCGTCTATCTGGTACCAAAAATTTTCCAAAGTAGGTCTCAACTTGGCACTAATTAATGTCCTATAATACCACATGGCCGTATAAAATTTATTAACCATACTGTTCATAATGGCAGTAAGAAAACTACCAGAGGACATCGAATGGGTGGTCAAATACATATCATCTTGTACAACAAGCAATGAATGAATAATACTTTCCAACAAAATAGAGGCAGCAACTTTGTGTTCTCCTTTATAAAACTCCAAAATCACATCAATCACAGCTCGTTGTACTTGACTAGGCATTCGTCCGTCCCATTTTTTAATGTCCCCTGCAAAAAACTTACCTTTAGTTAACTTGTTATAAATCTTTGGCCATTCCCTAATGGGGTTGCATCCTATCATAATCTGGTTAAAAGCACGATTTTGTATAATATACTCGACCATTTGCCCAAAATATTTTTTGGTCAAAACTTGGTTAAAAATGGTTCCAACCCTAAAACTTCGAGGCTCTCCAGCCTTCTCATCTCCTCGCAACTCATCTTTTAGAGTTTCAACCCAAATCAATTTTTCCCAATCCGGTTCATAACTATCTAGTTGATTTTCAAATTCGGTTAGCTCACTTCGGAAAACTTCAGTATAAGTGTTGGAAGCGAAATCAATATAATAAGACTTCTCTTTCTCACACTTAAACCCATTTGAAGATTTCTTGTTTAAGCTAGCCAACCACTCAGTACCACCAACCACCTCAGATTCAGCCATGTCTTCAAAATCGCGCAACATACTACGTAGGACTATCTTCCCAAACTCTATTTCTCTTGAGTCCACAACAACACACGGAGAAAAAGACTTTTTCGCTACGTCCTTAACTGTGTGATGACCATAACATCTGAGATTTGCGGGAGATCTTGTCACAGGGTAAATTCCAAACAGAGGGGAAGGCCCAATACTAGAGAGACTGGGAACCACAGCATGCACATCAGCCTCTAACTTAAGAACACTGACATCTTGTCCTCTCACTGGTTTCCACTCAAAGGGTAGTTCACACCCTACTCGAGTATCAAACAAAATCTTGAGTTTCTGTCTCAAATCACTACTCCACAAAATCGAAACACCTTGACCACGTGCTGGATCTCCAGCAACATGCATTCCTAAAACGCCATTTTCTACAGAATACAACAAAGATCCACACAAACCCATTTGTTCGAAATCATAAGTGGCATAATTACCTTCAACCAATGTGCCTACAAACACTGAGCCATCCGGCCACGGCTGTCTATATTGTCTGACACTAGTTTTCAACTTCCCCTCTACTTTACCAATAGGTAGCCAACCACCAACTGACACTAAAAAGCCAGCGGACTGACGTCCA